AACTCATACCAGCATGATGGATAACCTCATAATGAGCTATATAAATAGACACATGAGCCCCTGCTAGAAATAACTTGCTAACCTCTGTATTAGATAGATCTTTAATAAAATTATGAACAAATGGAACCATTAAATCATTTTTGTTCCCGAGGTTAAACTTAACCATGTTAAAACGTCCAGTAGCGCCATCAATAACTTTTAGGGCTCCAATTGGTGCAACTACTGTATAAGCATCTAATCCTGAAGGCTTAACGCAATAATAAGTCATTGATTGTCCTACGGTTGTTTCATCTGAAGCTGATTCGACTAGTCGTAATACGCCTGAACCGTTATTTTCATATACTAAATCACCAGTTAAATAAGTTAATGTACTAGCAGAACCATCCGCCTCTAATAGACTTGGAGAAGGATTATTATAAATCATACGTTCAGTTACCTGTAGCCAATCAGCTGCTTCAGTTGTAGTGGTTCCAGGGTTTGGTACTCCATTGCCATCCAGAAAATCCTGTACTTCATCCAGATTATCTGCTTTGTAACCTACGTTATAGGTCCCTTTTCCAGAGGAAACATAATAGTTATATTTTAATAAACCATCGTCCCCAAATCTGGACATATCTGAATAATAAATGCCATTTTCAGTACTTCCACTATCTGCGTCAATATCTACTAATGAAGTATGTTCGTACGTAATATACGACCATTGAAATGCCGCTTTGTTATCATCTGTTGTAGTAAGTATATTGTTTTGTGGCTTATCATCTCCAACTGGCGAATTATTATAAGTACCTTGTGAAACGCCTTGTGAGGGGTATAAATTTTCAAACATGGTAAATAAATACGACAGTCCTGCTTGAGAGGTATCCCACATACGCACACCAAAATTTACATAGACATTATCTAAATCTCCCGGTGCAACGCCTGAATCATTTATAACTGCATCAAGAATTTCCTCGGCATCTAAATGAATTATGGATAATAAATCTTCAATTGCCGCTTGTTTAGTTGCACCAAAGGTAGTGTAGTTAGAATTACTTATTCTTAACGGAACAGCTGGAAGTGTTTGAAGAACAGAACCATCTTCGTCAATAGGTGTTTCTACAGTATCTAAATCGGTGTAAGTTCCGTCACCTACTTTATAGATAAATATATATTGTCTAGATGGATCAGAATCTCTGTAATAAAAGGAAACATAGTGTAATTCAGTAGGTTTACTAGGTGCTGTATACGGAAGGGTTATGGTTACTCCTGCAGAATTATATGCTTGAATGGTATAAGTATCTGGAACTGCATTATAAACAATTGTATTAAGATTAACTTCCCAGCGCATATCAGCTAATACGTCATCTGAGGGAGCTACTGCACTTGTTATATCTAATTGGATATTACCTGGGGTAAGAGTAATATTATGTGTATCTGTGGCAGGCGTGAAAGGACCAGTAGTAACTTCACGGTATTCTGTACCTAATGCATTGGCTCCTACATCATATCCTTTATTTTCTTGAAGCCAATATTGAACCCAATCTTTCTTAGATAACGCTCTTAAATAAGACCCTTCAGGAGTACAAGGAACACCATTGAGAGTATTTAATGCAGCTGTTAATTCGGTATAATCTATAGTTAAAATATAGGATTCTACAGCAGGAAAATTTTCAAAATAATTCCCGTTATCTATGAACTGTAGGAATTCTCTAACATTTCCTTTAAGACTACGAAATACAGTGTGATAAATAAGATTACTAGCAACGTCTCTTTCTTCTAGAACACTTCGAATAACTGATTGTAGGAGGGGATTTTTATTATCTACATCATCAAATAGCGGAATATTGTGAACTTCATAATATTCAATAATCTGTGTACTACCACTATCCCAGCCGAGAAGTATCATAATCAGCTGTACAACCATTTCAACTACTTGGATAACAGCCTCAACTATTGATACAATAACATCTATTATTGCTGAAAAAATATCACCGATAAACCCCATTACGCCTCCTATCCGGTAGGTTCGGCGTTAGCTATATGGTCATTTATGTTATCTGTACCAGTGGCATTAATGGCGGTTACTTGTGTAGCTGGTACACCTGCTGTAGAGATATTAATACTCCAAGCATCTAAGATAGTTTTAAGATATTTCTGATCGGCATTCCATTTAAATCCTTTGGCTTGCTCAACCGATAGAGCAGCCGCTGCTCCCATAATACTAGTTGCAGAAGGAGCTATTTTAGTAGATTTATCCGTCTGAGCAAATTCAGTTACTTCTTTTTGAAATAACAATGACTCCTCAGCATTGCCTTTTTGAACTCCTATTGTAAAAGCAACAGCTTGTTGAATAGTAGCTTGCATTACTGTTAAGTATACTGTTGCATAATCACTACCAGTAATCCGACCTAAATTAAACTGGGCAGCCATGTGAGCATTAACAGTTTCCATCATATCATCGAATATACCAGTACCAGTTACTACGTTATCGGCGTCTGTAGCAACACCAGCAGTTAAATTAGCAATACTAATAGCCATATTAAGCTCCTACGTTAAAGCCTGCAGCTTGTTGTGATGCTGCAAGAGCATCCATTTCTTGTTTAGTAAGAGGTGGCAAAACTCGTACGTTAAATTTCTTAGTTAAATACGGTTCTAAAACTTTCTCACCATTAGGAGTAGTAATAGTTTTAAATTTTTGCATTTCGGCATTTTCGATTTGATCAATGATAATTTTTGGAACATGCCACCCTTCTTCGTTATTAAAAGGTACAAATTTTTTGATCATACGCCCGTTATTAATTTTTGACGAACCTACAGTAAAAATGAGGCCAGGATATGAAGTCATATTTGGGTCATTAGGAGTAACTACTACACGACTAAGTTTCATAGCTTTTTGATCTGGAGTTTCTATTTGAGCTTTTGTCGCTGCTTCAATGGCAGCTTTGCTGGCTCCTGGTAATCCACCTTCATAAGGTCTATCTTCAATAGTTACAGCTTCTTCTTCAGAAATAATATTCTCATATTTGCCATTACGAACGTCTTCTAAAGTAGACGCAAGTTTTTTTGATCCTGTTTTATGATGTAATGTAACTCCATTATCTTCCAATTCTTGCTTCATTTCGCTATCTGTCATTTTATTAATTGGGGTTGCCAATTCTGAATCCATATTTAAACCTCCTAAATATTTATAAAAATCCCCCCTCCCTCTCCCTCCCCTGCGGGTAGGGAGAGGTCGGAGGATAGTAAAACCACACTTCTTAAGCTGCTACTTTACACGTCCAAATAATACCAAGACGTTCTGGGCGAAGTGCCATAAATCCATAATACCATTTGATAGAGTAAAACCCAGTCTCACCATATGGATCATTTAGATCAGCAATTTCTTTGCCCGGTTTCTTATGATTAATGGAAAATTTAACGCTTTTTCCATCAGTTTGGAAACCAATAGTAGTGAAAGCACCATCACCAACAACTAGCATTGGATAGATGTCTACACCATTATCACCTGTACCAGCAGTTGTTCCATTCTCGGCACCTTCATTCTCGCCGTACTGCATTTCTGGAACAACAACAATGCGGAACTGATCAACAGATCCAATTTCGCCATTCATGACATTACCAGCATCAGCATACTTTTCAACAGATACGAAAGCAGGCTGGCTGTGTAAATCAACCATAGCTCTTAGAACTGGAATTAGATCAGAACCTACATACATGATACGACCACCATTAACGGTTTTAGTATCAATCATACGAGAACCACTAATAACCTTTGTTTGCTTAGGAGTCTTATTATCATCCAAAGCAATAGAAAGATTCATAAGGTCAGTGTAAGTAACAACTTCATCAGTCGTTACCTTAGTAGTTCCACCTGCAAAATAAGCTGTACCGTTCGCAGTTGCGTTAGTAATAAGATCTGCCTGAAGCTCCGCTTCAGTCAGCTCGTTAGCACCAACAAGAGCTTCCTCAGTAATATGGGATAACAATTCAGAATCTGTATCGAAATCCATTGATTCCTGAGTGTACTCAGTGAAGAAACCTCGTTTAAGGAGGTCAGCTTCAATTTGCGTACGAGTAAAACCTACTCGGTTAACTCGACCACCGTTCTCACGGAGAGTCGGGATTTTAGATTTAATTGTTCCAGTATCTTTAGAGGAACCGTAAAGATTACCACCATTCTCTGCAACTTCTCCACCAGCACCAGCCGCAGTAACAGCATCTGCACGGTTAGCTTCAGTAGAAGATTGCAATACACCGGAAGAATTCCAAGCAGACCATGTACCGTTTGTTAGTGCGGTACCAGCAGCATTTATGCCTTGATCCGATACATTAAGTGCATCTAGTAACGGAACATAAACGTCCTGTTTGATCTTTTTACCCATATTCTTAGGCATAGCACGTACATCTGCCAAAGGCATGAAATACTGTCTATCCCGAACAGAAATAAGGGCTTTTTTAAAATAATAATCAGTACGTGCTTGAGTAGTACTGATATCCGAGGCTGTGCCGCCTGCCGGATCATTATATTGATGAGCCATTGTCTTGTCCTAGTTAATAGTGATTAATTACCGACCAGCATACTTCTTCATAAATTCCTCATCTGATAAACCTAAAAAGTCATCATCAGTTTTAGATTTTTGTGTAGTAGCTTGCTTAATCGGTGCTACTGCTTTTCGTTTTTTATTACGATCAGCATTAGCTTGTTGATTTACTTCAGATTTACTTGATACGTTGGATGCTTCACTAGACGCACCAGGCTTCTTATCAACAAGAACACCTTCTTTAAACAGTTGCTCACTAATGTTTCTATACGCATCTACATCAGGAACGCCCACTAATTTACCTAAAGCTTTGTCCTGTTGCAGTTTCGCATTAACTTTCTCAAACACTCCATTATTCATATGACTATCAATAACACTAATGATTTCAGGATAGTTAGTAATAGTATTTTTACTTTCCATATCCCAATCTTTAGTTACTACATTGATAGTTTTAGTGAACGTTGCGGAATCTTTGATTTCATCAAGCACTGCATCTAGATTGTATTCTTTATCAGTAACTGTGTAATCAGTCGGTTGATAATCTGTAGGTACATCTTTGTTAATATCCAATGGGTCTATGTCGCTTTCTTCAATTAGCTTAGCGATAGCTTTAGGGTCCTTTTTAGATAGGTCAATTAGATTATGTAATTTTGCTTCGTTAAGAAGCTCATTTTTTTCTAACATCTTAATTATCTTTAGATTAGGCTTTAACTGAGCCATCTTCTTTTGATAATTAGCACCCATTTGCATGAGCTTAACCATATCCTCGGGGTCCTTAACTTGCATATCAATGCCATTGGCTTTGAAGGGCTCAGACACCTTTTTATAAGCACTTTCGTAATCAAACTCTGTAGTTTCCGGAGTATCCCCCTCTGTGTCAGTCGAGTCTGGCTTACTAGTATCAAGAGATTCTGTCGTATCACTATCAGTGGATTTTTCTGGCTCCGTCTGGGTATCCCCTTCAGGTTGGCTTACTTCATCCTCTTTAGGTGCGACTTCAGTTTGCTCCTGTGCTTCACTTACCTCTTCTTCAGAGGTAACTTCTTTATCTACTTCCATATCTAAAGGATTTGCCTCTGGTTCTTCAGTAGGTTCCTCAGATAAAAATTCAGCCGGATTTTTTTCTAAAAATTCTTGATCAGATAATTCTAATGAGGTTTGATTCATACAGTAATCTCCTCAGCTAAAATTTCTTCACGAGTTTGCTCGTGTCCGCCTATAGCATCATCTGCTTCTCCGCCTCGGCGTATTGCTTCTTGTAACCAATTATATAAACCGCCTATACCATATTGCATATTATCTATAATTCTTTGTTGGTCAACACTAAGATGAGAACTTTTAGTCATAACTAATCTAGCGGCTTCTTCTTTAAAATAGGCCTCCTCAATAACATCTTTAAAATATTCGTTAGCCATTAGTTTAACTACATTGTCTCTTAATTTTCTTATCTTAGTATTCATATCTATTTGATACTCGACTTGTTCTAATTCTGTCATATGACTCCTTATGATTTAGTTAGCGAATTAAGCGCAGTTTGATCCATTTTAGATAACCTATCATGCTCTTTACCTTCCATAAGATTAGCCTGCTTTCTAGCTTCTATATCCTGATCTCGCTTATCTTTTGTTCCAGATTCTTTATCAACAAAATCAAGATCAGAAAGATCCGCACCACTATGCATTTGTCGTGCTTTAGCTTGTTCTGTTG